TGAGGCTGCTGAGATTAGAAATCCAAAGCCTAAGCCTGGTGTTGACCCTAATACTGGCAAGACAGTTCTTACCGATGAGCAGTCTGTAGCAAATCTATTAGCAACTGCAAGAATCAGTGAAGCCCCTGGTGGTCCAGTTATGCAGTGGTCATCACCTAATACTCTTAACCCAAAGGGTGACCCAGTTGTTAACCAAGGTTATATCTATGTAGAACCTGCCACAAAAAGAGATGAAAGAATTCCTTCTGTAATTGCTAAACCATCAGAGGATAAAGGCATAGCCCTTGAAACTTCAGATGTAGCCCGTGATAAATACGAGGCTCAACTAGTAAAGCAATACGGAAGCAAGCAAGGTTTAATTAATAAACTGTATCAATCTGGATATCTAACAAGTAATAAGATTCCAGCAAGTCAAGCAGATAAGTTAATTACTGGCGCTCTCGATAGAGCAGCATCTGACTTTACAATTAAGCAACTTAAGAACTATCAGTTCTATGGTGTCAAAGAATTTGAAACTATGGATGAGTTCCTTACTGCTACCCGTGGTGCTGGAAGCACTACTAAAACATACACAGATGCTGTTGTTATGGGTAGAACTGAAGCAGATAAAAACATTATTGCTATCTATAAGAAGTTAATGGGTCGTGAGCCAGGTGAAAAAGAATTGGCTGAACTACGTCCATTGCTTCAAAAAGAACAGGGCAAGAATCCAAATGTCATTAGCACAACTAGAGACATTGAAGGTGACATGAAGTCACGTACAACTAAAACTGGTCTTGATACAGAACAGTATTTAATTGAACAGATTGCTGAAAAGGATGAGGCTAAGGCTAACCAAATCCTTGGTTACTACGATATATTCAAGAGAACGATAGGTGTTAGTTAATGGCTCCAAAATTAACCTTTGAGGAAATCTTAGCCAAAGCCAAGGAACTGTATGGCTATATTGACACTATCTTTGTTAGTGACCCAGAGTTAAAGCAATTCTTAACTGATGCGGTAAATAAGAAAAAAACAGCAGACCAGTTTGCTAAGGAACTTACTAGCACACAGTGGTATATCAAGAATGGTCAAACCATTCAGGCTCGTGGTTTTTCTAAACGTCAATACGAAGCATTAGTTAAAGAGATTAGTCCTACTGACCCAGACTATGCAAAAAAGGTTAAAGAGGCTACTCAGAATACTGACTATGCCCGTGGTCTTGATACTGCTAAAGCAGGTCTTGCAGCACAACTTACTACTAAGGGTATCTCATATACTGAGGCTGAACTTGATACATGGGCTAAAGAGTTATACGACTCAGCCAATGAAAAGAACACAGCCTATATTTCTCGTTTCTTAAATACAAAGATTAAGTTTAATTCTTTAAAGCCAACAGGTAACATTGCTGAGAATATCGAAGATATTAAAACTTATGCAGTTAAGCAAGGATTTGAACTAGAAAAAGATTTTACCCAGCAAGATATTACTGGCTGGATGAAGCGGCTAGATATGGGTGACAGTCTTGCTGCCATTAAGAAAGAGATTGAAACAAAGGCAATGATTGGTCAGCCTGAATCTGTTAGAAACTTGATGCGTCAAGGACTGACAGTATCTGACGTTTATCAACCATATGTAACTCGTATTGGAACTAAACTACAAAAGGCTAACATGACCATGAAGGACCCTTGGTTCCAGAAGAATATGTTTAATGATAAAGGGGAATTAAAGACTCTCTGGGAAATGGATATGGCTGCTATGCAGCACCCAGATTGGGAAATGACAGATGAAGCCCACGAGAAAGTCGGTAATTTTGCGCTATCAATTTTACGTGACTTTGGATTGCAGGGATAACAATGGCTGAAAAAATAGTTCCCGTTAAAAAAGGCGATACATTATCTGCAATTGCTGCTGCTAATAAAACCAGCGTTGCAGCCATTGCTGCTGCTAACCCAAATATTACAAATCTTAACAAGATTAGTATTGGTCAGAAGATTGTTGTTCCCGTAACAACTTCAACTAAGACATCTACTAATACATATGCTGGTGGTGTTACTGGCGGTAACAATCCATTTGCTGCTGGCTCAGGTGTAAATACAACTACCCTTGCTGGTATTAATGCAGCCTCTGGATTTACTGGCACCACTACAACTAATACAAATACTAACACCAATACTAATACAAATACTAATACCAATACTAATACTGCAACTGGCAAAACAGAAAAGTCTCGTGTTAAGAATCCAGATGGAACAGAAACAGTTACTTGGAGTGATGGCACAGTTACTGTTGAAGGATTTAAAACATACAGTTGGACTGACCCTAATACTGGTCAAACATATAAGTTTAATAGCGCAGAAGAATTAAGTGCATTTGTTAATGCATGGGTATCTACTAATGATGCCAATGCTGCAAACAAAGCGGCAGCAGATGCAGCAGCAGCAGCGCTAGCAGCAGCAAATGCTGGGGCTGCAGCCACTAGATATGCAGCAGATTTACAGGCAGCACAAGAGGCAGAGCGTTTAAGATTAGAACGTGGTTCTGCTTATGCAATTCTTGAATCAGAGTTTACTAAATATGGGCTAGGTGATTTGGCTAAAACAGTTAAAGACTTAATCCTTACTGGCACTCCATCGGCAGAGGCAACTTTAAAACTTCGCAATACCAAGCAATATCAAACACGTTTTGCTGGTAATGAAGCACGCCGTGCTGCAGGTAAGAATGTTTACAGCGAAGATGTTTACCTACAATTAGAGAATCAAATGCAAGAAGCCTTTGCTGCCTACGGTGTTAGTGGTGTTCTTGGTTCTTCAAGAGAGAATCAACAGGCAAAACTTGCTACATTTATTGGCGCAGATATTGCACCTACTGAGGTAAAGAAAAGAATTCAAATGGCAGTTGAAGAGGTTAACTCTCGCCCAGAAATTCTTAAAACTTTCCAGACATATTACCCATCAGTAACCGACAAAGATTTAGTTTCATACTTCTTAGACCCTAAGGAAACAGAAACAAGATTGACGACTAAAGTTCAAGCAGCACAGATTGGTTCTGCTGCATCTCGTCAAGGACTTGTTACTAATGTTCTTAGTGCCGAAGAATTAGCAGCACTTGGAGTAACTGAAGCAGCAGCAAATACAGGATATGTAAAGGTTGCCTCTGCTCTACCAACTGCTATGAAACTTGGAGAACTTGAGGGTACTGGTTATACACAGGCAGAGGCAGAAGGAGCCTACCTAAAGGGCTTAGCCTCTGAACAGCGTAAGTTAGCAGACTTAGCAGCCCGTGAACAGAATAGATTCCTTGGTGCATCTGGTGCTTCTAAGGGCGCTTATGCATCTGGTTACTTAAACAGAACTTCATCAGCAGGACAATACTAAAAATTCCTGACGTGGACCTACCAGCCCCACGCAGCGTATAAGTCTGGGAGCAAGAGCCAGCCTATTTCCCCGAATAGAACTGTGGCTTGCGACTAATCAACGAATAGAAAGGGTGGTTGCTATGAGCAACAACATAAACTGGGACGATGAAGATGACGACATCGATGATACAGACACTTACTCAAACGATGGCGGTGACTTGTTAAAGAAGTTACGCAAAGCCAAGCGTGCTGATGAGAAACGTATCAAAGAACTTACAGAGCAACTTGAGGGTTTATCCAAGGTGCAGCGTGAGAGAACCGTCAAAGAAGTCCTAGAAAAGAAGGGCGTCAACGCAAAAGCAGTAAGACTAATCCTCAAGGATTTGGATGACGTTAACGAGGAGTCAGTTAATAATTGGCTCGATGATAACGCAGACTTGTTTGGCTTGCAAGTATCTGACAATGGTCAGAATAAAGAGCAAACAAACATTGACCTTGCGGCGCTACGTCAACAAGACGTAATTACTCAAAATGCTATGACCCCTGAACGAGCACAGGATTTAAATGCAAGACTTGATAACGCACAGAGTGCGGAAGAGTTGATTGCTTTCCTGAACTCACAAAACTAATCATAGTTTCCTAATTCACTTGGAGGTGAAAAAATGGCTAACTCCTACGTATCTACAGGGTCTTCTTCTCTTGGAGGAACCGCTGGTGCAGCAGGTCTAGTCCAGAAGGCGTATGACCGTCTTCTTGAGTTCGCTCTCCGCTCAGAACCCTTAATTCGTTCTGTCGCAGATAAGCGTCCCGCAAAACAATCAATCCCAGGTTCAACAGTTGTTCTACAACGTTATGTTGACCTTTCAGCAGCAACTTCAGCACTCACAGAAGATGCTGACCCAGATGCAGTAGCGATGTCTACACCAACCTCAGTAACTATTACTCTTAACGAGTATGGTAACTCAGTGTTGGTAACTCGTGCACTTGAGTTGTTCTCACTTGCCGATGTAGACCCTGCAATTGCAAACATCATTGCGTTCAACCTTGCAGATTCTATCGACCAGGTTGCAATGAATACACTTCGTCAAGGAACCAACGTAATTTACTCAGGTTCAACAGCAACATCTACTGCGACAATTACTGCAGCAGCAACACTATCTTCAGCAAACATCCGCAAGGCTGTTGCTAAGTTGCGTGCTAACAAGTCTATTGCTCGCAAGGGAAGCCTATACTGGGCTGGTATCCACCCAGAAGTTTCACACGACCTTCGTGCTGAGACAGGCTCTGCAGGATGGCTTCTTCCTAACCAATACGGTTCTGCACAAGACCGCATCTGGGCAGGAGAAATCGGAACATACGAAGGTGCATACTTCGTAGAGTCTGCACGTCTTTACAATGCAACCGATGGTGCTTCTTCAGCACGTAACTACCGCACAATTATTGCTGGACAGCAAGCATTGGCTGAGGCAGTTGCTGAAGAGCCACATGTAGTAATCGGACCAGTAGTTGACAAGTTGATGCGTCATCGCCCAATGGGTTGGTATGGCGTTCTTGGCTTTGCACGCTACCGTGAAGAGGCTCTATATCGAATCGAATCAGGTTCATCAATCGCTTAGTTGATTGACGGGTGGGGCTAGGGAAACCTAGCCTCATCAGTAAGTTCATTAAGGGAGAACAATGGCAGATTACATATTCACAACACCAATAGTCCGAGAAGGACCAATTGGTAGACACCGCTTACATTATTTCTACAAAGACAACAGAGGAATTTCCATTGCTAAAAGCGGTGGAACATATACACAAGTTCGCTATCCAATTGATAGTTCTCTTGATGATTATGATGAGTTTTATCGTGGTGGGTATAACCACACAGTAAATGAAGCAACTAAGGCTGCATTAATTGCAGGCGGAGTTGGAGTAACAGAAGCAAACTTCACAGCAATCTAGGGGGATTGATGGCGTATCACTGGGAAGAACATCCAGAACCATTAGATGATTGTTTTGGATGCAAAGTAATGGGTCTTCAGGTAAATGCTGGAGATGCTAAAAGAGATATTCCAGATAAAAAATGGAATGCAGAACTACAGGCTTATAGAGATGCAAGAGACCAAGGTATG